ACCTAAGATTTTATTAACTGAGGAAGATTTTAGATTGGAGGGGCATATTATGAAGAACTGTATGAGTAAACAATTTAGTAATGGTAATCTTTATGTTTACGTTGCGTTAACTCACAAAAGAAAAAGAATCAATTTACAATACCGAAAAGGTATTCTAGTTCAACAATATGGTAAGGCGAATACACCAGTCATTAATGTATTTGATTCTGCGGTTGAAACCTTAACAAATAGATTCAAATCACACCCAAATATTGAGTGGAAAAAGGAAAGATATGACTTTTTAAATTACTAATAATCAATTAATTACGTTACATAATAAAAATATTTTAAATTTTTTTTGTATTTCCGAAATTATCATTACATTTGTATCGAAACAATTTAAACTTACAAACGTATGAAGTATTTTTCAGTATGTAGTGGTATGGAGGCTGCGACCGTCGCTTGGGAACCACTTGGTTGGGAATGTGTGGGTCTATGTGACTTTGCAAGTTTCCCACAAAAAGTCCTTAAACATCATTACCCCGATGTTCCATTTTATTCAAATATGTTAAACTTACTAGACGATGAAAAATTCAAAAAAACAGATTTCGACGTGTTCGTCGGAGGCACACCGTGCCAAGCTTGGTCAAATTCAGGACTCAGAAAAGGAATGGATGACTTACGTGCTCAACTCGCCATTAAATATGGAGGAATTCTTGAGTCAAAATCTCCCAAGTACAACGTATGGGAAAACGTCGACGGTGTTTTTGATAAAGAACACAAAGAAGGGTTGTGTAACATCATCTCCTCTTTCACAGGTGTCGATTTTAGACCGGACAACATCAACAGAGGGGGAGGTATTGTTCAAGGTACCAAACGGTCAATTGCTTATAGGGTTTTCGACTCCCAATATTTTGGAGTACCCCAACGACGCAAAAGAGTCTACATTGTTGGATATCGTGGAACCGACTGGAGAGTCCCTGCGGCAATACTATTTGACGAAGGATGTTTTAAGAAATTTAAAAAAGAGACTATCAAAGAGAGGGATGACCGTACCAAAAGTATTCTCGGACAAATTAGAATCGCAGGTACAATAACTAAATCATATTCTAAAACATTAACCGATGGTTTTAGTAAAACTTCAACTTCAAATTATTGGGTTGATGAGGGTGGTATCCGAGAATTCACCGAGAAAGAATTACTTAGACTTCAAGGATTTCCAGATGATTATCTTGATTTCAATATTAATGGTAAGAAACCATCATATTCAAATGTAAAAGGTATTATTGGTAACTCAATGACAGTAAATGTAATGAGATGGATTGGTGAAAGGATACAAACTGTTGATGATATTTTGAAATCCCAAGAAAAAACGGTATATTAGATTATGCAAGAGAAAGAATCAAAATCAAATAGTCATTTTTGGATAAGCATAGTGAAATCAGGCATCAGATTTGGTGCCTGCTTTTTTCTTTTCCAAGGTGACGTAAAAATTGCGGCAGTATTATTTGGACTAGCAGAAGTCTTAGGTATTGCCGAAGAAATATTTTAACTATGAATTTTTATTTAATACAATCATTTGTAAAAAAACAAAAAGATGAACGTAAAAACAAGACCAACGAACAACTTCGACGTGACAACGTTTCAAGAGTTGAAATTCCAACACCATACACTGGTCGGAAAAAAACAATGTATAGTACAATTTCCAAATGGTTATGGGGCTAGTATTGTTCAAGGTGAACATACATATGGGGGATCTAAAGGTTTATACGAACTTGCCGTTTTTGGTAAGAATGGTGAAATAACTTACGATACATCAATAACGGACGATGTACTTGGTTACTTATCGGAAGAAGAAGTGGAAAAAACATTAATAGACATTAAAAATTTAGACAAATGAAAATTTTAACACAACTTAGATTTTATGTGGTAGTTGCCACATTATCTTTCACAGGTTTATTAGTAAACTATTTTAATAAATTAGAAGAGTTGAAAAAAACAAAAGAAGAATTAGTTAAGTGTCAAACCGACAAAGGATATGTTCTAGGAGGTGATATTGAAAAGTCACAAATCATTAATGAACGAGATAGTTTACGAGATGAATTATTTATTAGATTTACTGAGGTTAGTCGTTATGAGATTGCACTTGAAATGTTCAAAGAACAAAACAAAAAAGGTGCTAGCGAATTTGAATTAATATTATCAACTCAAACTGAGTAATATGAGTAATAATACAGATTTTCACATTGGTAACGGAAATTATATAAATCTACAAACAAGTAGTTTAGTTAAGTTACAAGAACAGTTTATATTATATACTGAAGATGGTCCTATAACGTTAACTGTTGATGTTGTTGCGGACTTCGCAACCGTAGATAAAAAGTATCACGAAATATTTTTCAATGTGTTATCTTCTAAGTATTTAAATAAGGTAGCATTTGGAGATAACCCATTTTCAGAATGTAGACCAATTGTCCCAAGAAAATGGTGGCAATTTTGGAAATCAAAATACGTTCAAGCATTAAAATAAAACAATATGATAAAGTTTGGAATACTACTAATTGTAGTAGGTTTATGGTTTGCGTTTGAAATATATAGGGCCCCTACGGTGGACAACCAAGATAAAATAATTAAACCAGGTAAAAAACTTAAAGACTTATGGCAAAAGCGACGTTAGAATATAACCTAAGTGACCCAGACGATGCAATGGCACATCTAAGAGCGATTAAATCTTTAGATATGGCGATGGCGTTATGGGATATTGTACATAACACTAAAAAAGGTTTAGAATGGTCAATGGAAGGTAAAGACATTGACAAATATGATGCTTTGGAATTGGTATTTGAAAAGATACACGAAATCTTAGGTGAACATAACATTATAACAGACGAATTAATTGACTGATATTTATAATGTAAACAAATACTATGGCATACGGAGATAAGGTAATAGACCATTTCAATAACCCACGAAACGTAGGTACTTTGGATAAAAGTAAATCTAATGTAGGTACGGGATTAGTGGGTGCACCCGAATGTGGTGATGTAATGAGATTACAAATAGAAGTTAATGATAATATCATAACTGATGCAAAGTTCAAAACCTTTGGATGTGGATCAGCAATTGCGGCATCTTCTTTAGCAACTGAATGGTTGAAGGGAATGTCAATAGATGATGCAATCAAAATGGATAATATGGAATTGGTAGAGGAACTATCCCTACCACCAGTTAAGATACATTGTTCAGTATTAGCTGAAGATGCCATAAAAGAAGCAATAAAAGATTATAGAGAAAAACAAGGATTACAAGAAATTAAATTCTAGGATATCTTTAATGACAAAAAAAGAGAAAGTGTTAAACAGTTCATTTTAGAACACAAACAAAAACCAAAAAATAAGTTATGATAGAATTCTTTAAGAAAAATCAAGACAACATAACCAAAGGAAGTGCAATTGCGTTACTATTGATATGTTTCTTTCAACAACGAGAACTTGCAAAATTACGAAAGGAAAATCAAGTGATAAAAGAAATAAAGGTTGACACTAAAACAACCGATTCTTTATTAAACAAGGTTGGTTTTAAATGATAACAATAAGTGAGTTGGCGTTAGAGCAAGTAGTTGAACTTATGATTAGTGATGGTATAAATCCAGACACTCACCATCTTCGTGTTGGGGTAAAGGGTGGAGGATGTTCAGGTCTTTCATATACGATGGACTTTGACGACACCATACACGAATCGGACGACGTGTTCGAGGCGGGTGGTGGAATTAAATTAGTGGTAGATAAGAAATCAGTTCTTTATCTATATGGTACCGAGTTACAATACTCATCTGGTTTAAATGGTAAAGGATTTAGTTGGTCCAATCCTAATGCGTCCCGCACCTGTGGGTGTGGAGAATCTTTTTCTATGTAATTTTTTATTTCCAATTTTTTTTCTTATATTTTATTTAAACATTTAAATAAAATTATTATGCCAGATTTTACACCAGACGACATCGACGTTAACCCAAATGAATTTGTTGATGCTTGTTCATCTAGAGAAAGACAAGAACTAATTGATTACTTAGTTGAGTGTGGGTTCATTAGTGAAGACCAAAAAGATATTAAAGCACCTAATTACGGTGTTCGTAATCCAAGTATTAACGATGAATCTTTTTGGGATAGTCTTGACCATTTAAAAAAATGTAGACATCTATTATCTTTAGATGAGGAAAACAACATCAATAATATTGCGGATAAATTTAAGCATTTAGTTTAATGAAAGTACTAGAATTATTTGCGGGTAGTCGTTCCGTTGGAAAGATTGTTGAAGAATTAGGTATGGAAGTATTTTCATCCGACCTAACACCATTTGACGGAATACATTACGCCGTTAGTATTTTAGACTTTGATGTAACCAAAGTTCCATTTCAACCTGATGTAATTTGGGCATCTCCACCTTGTACAGGATTCAGTGTTGCTGCGATTGGACATCATTGGACGGGAGGTAAGGGTGCTTACATTCCTAAGACAGATACCGCACGTTTAGGTATTGAGTTAGTTAAGAAAACCATTGAAGTGATTGAACATTTCAACCCAACATATTGGTTCATTGAAAATCCAAGAGGTGTTCTTCGTAAGATGCCATTTATGGATAATTTCAAACGAAACACTGTAACCTATTGTCAGTATGGTGACGAAAGAATGAAACCTACTGACATCTGGACTAACAGTGATGTGTGGACTCCAAGACCTATGTGTAAGAATGGTTCACCTTGTCACGTTGCGGCACCTAGAGGTTCTAAAACAGGAACACAAGGTAGATCAAATGCATACGAGAGAAGTAAGATACCTGAAGATTTATGTAGAGAAATTTTAAAGAGCTGTTTGTAATGTTCAATAAATTTATAGAACGTAAAAGAATCCTTCAAGGTATGAAAGAAGATAACCTCATCCAACACTTGAAGAAACTATTTCCAGACTTAGAGAAGACCAATGAGTTTGACTCTTCGGATGTATATAGTCGTTCAAAAAATAGTAGAGCGGAGTTAAAGTGTAGAGGAGAGGACTATGATGATTTTTTAATTGAAAAGTTAAAGTGGGATAAGTTACAAGAGTGTACCGAAAAAAGAGTGTTATATATTAGTAGTTCATACAATGGTGTTTGGGTATTTGATGTTAAAGATATCCCTGAACCAAAATGGGAAGTACAGATGCACAATAAAACAACTGAGTTTAGTGATAACACTAAGATACCTAAACTAGTTGGATTCTACCCCAAGAAATTGGGGAAGGATATTACAAATCTTATTTTATGAAAATCAATCATCCGTTAGTTAAGGGTGTAGTTAAAGAAATCAAACCAAACATTTACTGTGTATTAGTCGATGACAATTATGATAGATCAATGTTGTTCTGTCGATATCAAGAATTCTACGAGTCACCATATAAAATATTCAGGAACAAATATTTTACTTGGATGGAGTATATGAGATTCTATAAAGATGCTTGGAAAAAGAAAACATTTACATATCCAGAAGATTGGTCTGGTTATAATATTCCCTGTAACATTTTACAAGTTGCTCATCATCAGTTTTGTGGTGAAACGGAATACGACGACATAATGAACAGCATTTATTGGTATTGTGCAAAAGATTCATCGGAAAAAAACGATGGTAGACAAACCGATTGGTATCTGATTGGTGCGAGTAGTAAAGACTTAAAAACTTTGGATCACGAAATAGCTCACGGTTTATATTTCACCAACAAAGATTACAAGAGAGACGTTAATAAATTTATCAAAGGAATCAAACCAACCCATTACGATAAGTTAAAAAAGAAACTAATCAAGATGGGATATGTTAGTGATAAGAAAATTATTGACGATGAGATTCAGGCGTTTATGTCAACGGGATTATATAACGGATTAGACACAAAGGAATTAAAGAAGTATGAAACTGGGTTCGTTAAGAACTTTAAAAAATATAGAAATGGTTGAGTTGTTAGGTTGGGGTGCG